GCAGCCTCCCACACTACAGCATAATTAAATTCTTCAGTTTGAAATAATAAATAATAGTGGATAATCTCACTCATTCCATCAGTCATATTGCTAATGGTAATCGTTACTACCGTATCAGTGCCTCCATTCCAAACACCAGGACCATCTAAATTATAGGTCATCGTTCCTCCACTACCACTAACATACGATGCATAACTATCCAATACATCAGTAAATGAGCCTCCAAGCATACCAGTGCCTGCTCCTGCCCATTCATTGTTAGATAAATAAATGAATCCATTAGAGTATGAAGGTAAGTTACCTAAGTCATTACCTTTCAATGTGAATGTTCCTGTTTGTGTTGCCATATTGCAAATATACTAATTAAAGAAGCGAATCCAATCACGATGGAATGAATTACAATAATATCTAAAGCAGTCAAGTAAATCCGCCTTGCGTAAATCACTCTGCCTGTCCTTGATGATATCTCCATCGCCATCTACCTCCACATATTTCAAGTCCTTAATCAGCCACTCACATGAAGGATCAATCTTGATGCAATAGTTCTGAAGCAAACTATTCACGAGCACTCGCGTATCTCGGATGGATGGATTCACTGATGGCTGTTTCATCTGTGCTCTGCCTAATCTCAGCTTCGTAGCTACTACATCGTAATAGCCTAAGTTACCTTGAGTCAAGGCTGACCTATTCGCTCCGGTGCTATCGCCAGTGATAATGAAGGATGCTTTAGGAAAGGCCACAATAATCTGATCACATAACTGATAGATGTCAGAGTTCTTCAGATAGAATTCCTTCACTACATGAATGCAACCGTTAATCTGTTGCACCGCTATGCAAGTGATAGGATCAACATTGAAGTCGAAAGATAAGTATAGATGCTGGCTTGAATCGTATGATACAGGATGAATATGTTTATTATCAAAGGCATAAGCAAAAGGATTATTCGTAACATCGACATCTTCTGCAAGTATCTCACATCGGAAAGTAAGTTCATCCAACTGCTCTCGAAGATGATCCACTTCCACAGGATCAATGTGAGGATTATCATAAGTGCTAAGATTGAATGAGGACCAGCTTGCATCATCATCTCGTTTGAATAGTTCCTTGAAATATGTTTGCCCAAACTTGGGAGTACTTAATATCCACGCATCACCTTTATAATCTATCAGTGTTGCCATGATAGTCTGATTCCATGCCTCTCTAAACTTCTTAGCCTTCTCAGCTTCATCGATTACTACTCTTGCATACTTCCGACCTCTCCCACTATCAGGTTCATCCATACTCCAAAAGTCAATGACTCCGCCAGTAATCAATCGCATCTGCTTTGTCTGCTCATTCTTAGATTCAATCACGCTCTTGAGTGCTGTCTTAAGTTCAATCCACACATCATTCAAGTCCTTATAAGTCGGTGCATAGTAAGCACAAGGTAATCCATCAAGAGCAACCTGCGGAAGCAGTTCGTTTACTGCCAGTGTAGTCTTGCCCCATCGCCTACCAATCTTCAATACATTGTACCTGGACTTATCGCCAAGCACTTTAGTCTGTCCTGAATGAAGCTCCTTAAGAGTTACCGTTATCTCACTCACGCACTACTCTGATTGTAATGTTATTATCATCGGTCTTAATCTCTTGACTGCTCATCTTCGGATGCAGATAAGGCAAGATATCAGTAATGGCCTTGAGCCTATCCTTAGGCTGAAGTGCATTCATATCAGCAGCGAACTTGTACAGGTCGTATTCATCAAGGTACTCCTTGAAGATATCCTTAATCCAGTTCTTATCTCCTATCATTTCTTTTTCTTTAGTTTAGATGGCATCTTCTTCCAAGCTGCCTTACTTGTTTTCTTTGCAAACTCTTTTGCTACCTTCGGATTAGTTGCGTACAATAATCGTGCTTGTGCTTTGCTTTTAAACGGCATATGCTTTATGTGTTATAATGTTTTAACATACCAAGTCGGACCATAATCAGACTTATATCCTGTGTTGTTACAATATCGTACATACTTCCAATAATAGCCAGTGTTACTATCCAAGCCATCAATAACGAAAGTCTGAACTGAATCAGGCTGTGTTACATTGTACCAATAAGTATCAGTTAGTTTCTTAATCTTAACCTGATACTTTACTCCGCAACTATCATCATCAATGTAGAACAGCAATCCATTATATCCTATGCTATCAATGACTATCGTAGGCACTAAGCACTCGCATAATGTACTGAACTTCCTAATGGTTGAGTAACTGCTCAAGCTGGTGCTGTCTTTCGATGCAACCTGATACTCATAGTCAGTGCTGTAGTTCAAGCCAAATACCTCTTTACGATTGGTATCAGCTATTGCTATCGTTCTCCAAAAGTTTAAACCAACAGGTCTAATCCTTATGGAGTAACCATTAGCACAGATGTTCTTCTGCCAACTGAGTACAGTGCTCACACCTTTAGGAGTAGATACCAAAAAGGTAGGAGCTTTTAAGCATTGAGCCGATGCATTAATAGTTAACAGGAGTAATAGCCACTTTATCATTTTATTCTACAATCTGCCAATATACTGTTCCGTTGTCATTCACATTTGTACTGCGTATCTCAAAGCTAACCTGTGGTATTGTTGCAGGAGCATAGATATATAAGTTACCTATTGCTGTTGTGTTATCTTGATTACGAGTAAGAATAACCGCACTACCTGAATAATAGTTTTGTATAGTTACTTTACCATTAACAAGGTCTGCAAATCCTGATAATTCAAGTCCTATATCAGGAATTAATGTGGAGGATATCTCTTGATTCACTCCATCGCTAATCCATTCATATTCTATTTCTAATCCCATTTTAATAATAATAAAATATAGCAACCGTTGTAGTTCCGTTTACTTCAGTAAGTGTTCCTGCACTTGCAGGTAATGATGTATATGTTAAAGATTGGTTGAATCCTACAAATCCAATAGATGCAATATTTGCCTGGCCTTTAATATCAAATACAAAGTTAGCGCCTACAGCTGTAATTGAACCTGATGCTGAGCTGCCAAAATATGCAAACCAATATAAACCCTTTGTAAGTGCAACCGATAATCCTGTTACTGACTTAGGACCTGTAGCAACTAGGTCAATAGTTCCAGTGTCAACTAATCTTGTAGAAGGTTGGTTGTTTGTTCCATTATTTGTATAGATACCAAGCCTACAAGTAGATGAAGCTGCCCCAGCAGTAACTACATTAATACCCATCCTTGTAACTGTAATATCTTGGTCTAAGTAAAAAGGCACATATCGAATAGTATTTGCCACATTGGTAAACGCAGCTCCTTGCGGATTAAACATTCCATTCGTAAACCAACGACCTGCTTTGCGATACTGCATAAAGCTTGTCATTTTGCTATTAAATGTACTCCAATCAGTTGAACTTAAATATCCATCAGCACTTGATGTTGCTACAGGTATACTAATCGCAGGTGTAGTTCCACCTGATGATACTACAGGACTAGTTCCTGTAACTGATGTAACTGCTGTTGATGCATTGGCAGGTGTATATCCTAAAGCGGTTGAAATACTCTTACTTTCCCATAATGATGTAGTAGTGTTGTAGAATAATCCATCGTTGTTACTTGGTGTTTGAGCAGACACATCGTGAAGCTCCTTTAACTCATATCCGTTCTGAGGTCTTACATACATACGACCTGCACTGCCATTAGATGCAGTTAAAACATAGCCAATATACACCAAATGATTTGGGGCATATGGTTTAATCTTGGTTAGTGCTCCTGCTGTTGCTCCTAAATATACAGGGTCTCCATCAGACCATGTTGCTGTAGGGAATATAGATAAGTTATCTAACTGCCCTTGCATAATGATAAGGCCTTTCTGACCTGCTGCAATGGATGTAGATTGCACCACTCCAATTGTCTGAGCAGAGGTAGCATCAGTAGTATTATACGCAAGTTTTACGGTTAATCTATCTCCAACTCCACCGAATGCATATACAGGCTGACCTCTTGTTATTGTTACACTATCAGCATTTGTTACATATGATAATAATGTGTTTGGAGAAGTTCCTATACATTGAAATCCTACTAATGTAGAATTATAAACTAATAGCATTTCAGCACCATCTTCAATATCTCCACCTATAACTATACCATCATTGTTACGATATAAATCAACAGCCCCAAGTGAATTAATGTTTAATGTTGCTCCTGTAGTGTTGCCATTCGTGAATCTAATCAGGTAAGCATCTCCATCAGCATAAGATGTAACTCCTGTAATAGTTGCTGTGTATGTATCAGTGCCTGAAGCAGTAGCATGAGTAATACTGTCGTTAACCCCTGGTATTGTAGGAAATGTAGCTAAGCTACCATCGCCCCTTACATATTGTGAAGTCGTACCGGTTGGGTAAGGGAATTTACCATTAAACACCCCCCAATCTGTGCTGCTTAAGAAACCATCTGTGAGCGCGCCGGCCTGCGGTATACTAATACTAGGAGTTGCACCTCCGCTTGATGTAATAGGGCTTGTTGCTGTTACGGCCGTTACTGTTCCGCTACCTTTGTTGTTAAAGGTATTCCAATCAGCACTACTCAAATATCCATCAGTTGAGTTATTAGCCTTTGGTATACTCAACGTTCTATCCGCCGACAAATCTCCTCCACCTTGAAGCGGAGTTGTTGTGTTGATAGCTCTTGTTGTGGGTACGCCTCCTGCACTGTTAAATGTATTCCAATCGGCAGAACTCAAATAACCATCTTGCGTTGGTCCTGCTTGCTGTATCGTTATATTAGGAGTGTTGCCCCCTGTAGATGCTAAAGGCGTTGATGCAGATACTGTCGTTACGCCCGAGTTCGGAATGAATACATTCTGATTGCTGATTACCTTCCAGTTCTTTCCAAATGGAATAGTTGTCTGTCTATACATGATACCATCAGTGATATCCGTATACATCACCCCTGCGTTAGCCGTTATATATGTCGGCTTCCCTGCCGCAACGAAATCTTGAGTTATAACGCTCATTCGTTATATATCATTGTTGTGTTTCCATTAGTACCCTGAAACATAAAAGGCTCAATAGCTCCATAATTATTAGGGCTAAAAGTAATAGTTTGATTAGTGGTAATTGTTATTGCCGCTTGTCCCGGTAAAAACAAAAAGCCATCTGACGTAGCTGTAGTTATAATCTGAGCGCTTGTTAATGGATAGCTATTAGTGCTCAATCCAAATATGGTAGAGCTAATTCCAAATGCAGCTACTACTCCACTATCTTTTACAATCATAGTGTTGTCGTCAATTACTTGCAAAACCTCTGCTATAAAAACACCAGAACATACAATATAATTAACTAATGGCGCATTACTGTTAGGCATATTGGTGGATACCGCATATTGTCCATAAGTCGGCGTTGTATACCCATTAGCCGTGTTATCGGGAGTTAATCCTCCAAACGCAGAAGGGTCTTGTACAGCAACTCCTGTTGAATCCACAACAATATTCCCCTGTAAAAGTCTTTTCAATAAATCTCCATTGCTACCATCGGCTACAAGTTTTGCCCAACCTGTTCCATACTCGGTAACGCTAAATGTATCTGCAATTGGTACTCCTAATATAGGGTCTATTGTGACTCCTATTCCTCCTGTTGGAACTGATAATACTGGCATATCTTAATATTTTTATTGTGTTATTGTTATTGTTAAATCCCCATCGTTTTGTATAATCACAAACGGTTCTACAATACCGTATTGATTAGGCTCTAACGTAATGGGGGCTTCTATGTTTAATACATTGCTTTTTCCCG